CGATTGAACAGCTGTCTCTACCAAAGCCGTACGTATGATCTGCAAATCCTCAGAAGCCTTTTTAAGAGATTGAGCCCAATCTTTTCTGAAGACACCCACCACTTTGGACAATCCTCCTAACACCTTAGACAAACCTGCAGCAACCGTGGACAAGGCTAAGGCTATAACTCCCTTGGCTGCGTTCCAAGCGCTTCTCAACACATCTATCGCTCGTATAAACACACCAATGCTTTCCACCCCAGTCTTGAAAGCTATTATGAGAGCGTTTGATATGCTTTTTGCCCATACATCGAGTTTACCTTGTTCACGAAAGCGATTGATGTAATCTAGCAAGGTTTGAAACACTGCTTTGATATAATCCCAAACCCCACTTTCGGTCACTTTCATCCAAAAGATATCCCAAATGGATCCCAATATTCTCATAACTCCAATGTATGTGCCCTCAGCCTTCTCCATCGCTCCTGAGAATCTTTTTTCCAACAATTCCACCACCCCTGCTCTAATGGATGCGATAGTATTTTCCACTTCCATCCTTATGTTCCCGCTACTGATAACTGCCTTTTTACCAGTTCTGTCGATAACTACACCTAGCCTCCTCCACACTTCTGTTTCCATGCTAATCAAAGCATTAGCCACTTCAGAAATGTCTCGATTGAACAAATAGGCAGTGTCTCCTAGTGTTTTCAAGAGTTTGCTTGAAACTTTGATTCCAGCCGCTTCTAGCATAATGAATGCGTTCACGACGTCTTTGGTATAGAATGGGGTCTTTTCAGCAAATTGAATAACGGCTTGCAAAGCTTGCTCAGCCAATTCTACATTGCCTTGGTAGAGAGCTTGCAACTGTGTTCTGAATGTTTCTAAATCAGTTCCCGCTTTAACCAAAGTCTGTCCTAATTCTCTAGCTCCCAAAACAGCTATCAATCCACCCAAAGCTCCTTTTACTGAAAAAACAGTTTTTGCAAGGCTGGACAAACTTTTATCCAGCTTGTTCAGCCCTGATTTTACTTCCTCAAATGTTCTGGTTGCTAAATTTTTGGCTCTGATTTTTAGTGTTAACTCTTTCTCCATCTCATTTGCTCCAGTTGTGTCAACATTTGCAGTTCTTGCGATTTCATCCGTTCGGAATAACGTTGAATTTCTGTTGCTATGATTTGAAATGCTTCCATTGTTTTGTTGTCTTGATCTAGCACTCCTCCTTCTTCAGGCAGACAATGCAAAGTTTTGCACAAATGAAACAATTCCAAATAATACCAGCTGTCAGAGCTAATCCAACTGAGAGGACAAACTTTGAATTTGATATCTCCTAAAGTGAGTTGGAAGTTTCCCTTGACTTGAGGGCTGTAAACCACGTAAAATTCTTCATGTTTTTCCAACACAATCTCTTCATCAATAGCACAGTTTCTCATTCTCTTTTTGTCGCATGGGCATTCCCACTGCTTGCCGCTGAAGACCCAACGGCAAGCTGCCTGAAGTTTTTTAGTTCCTCCTCACTGAATGTGCTAGCATCTAGCATTGCATTAAAAATTTCAGTAATCAATTCATCGGGCGCTTCGTTGTAAAAACGCTCGATGTCCGTGATTTCCTCTCCTGTTTCATAATCAACAAAATTGTGTACCTCTAACACATGATCTAAAAATTGTCTTTTTTCAATTTCTGGCAAATTTGATTCCCATTGATCTCTGAATCCCTTTCTGCGCCAGTACCTTATTTGCTTCCTATATTGATCGCTCTCTCTTCTGGTCAATGGTCTGATTTTCACCCATAGAGGTTGGGGATCGTCTCTGTTCCCAGAGTACTCTGGGACATAAATGATTTCATTTTTGGGCATGCTTTTAATGGGCATCGTGTGCCTCCTTGAAATTATTAGCTAATGTCATAACCTACCTTTTCATCTCTGTTGCTGAGTTTGATTCGAATATCATATCCTGAGCTTTCGTCCCACAGCGCTTGGAATGGCATAGTGACTACCAGTTCTTCGGGACCTCCAATGCTGGGTGGAGCACCAGTGAAAATCACTTTAGGCAAATCAAACTCAATTGTCCAATATGTACCTTTGGTGAATTTAATATTGAGAGATGCGCTTTGATTGTTGCGCCATTTGTCGAACAAGTCTTTCACCCATCCCTCAAATGGTGCAGTGATGTTCCCCGTTACAGTTCTGGCTCCACTGAATCTGACTCTTCCTAAGACATTAGTGCCCAATGTGTGAGCTTCCACCATCGGATTGGTGATTGTGATTTCAAAGGAATCAATTTGTCTAGTATTACCATCCACTGTCACACTTGCCTCATCAAATGTCCAAGGGGACAATCCTGAATAACTGGGTGTTTTGGCTGTGCCCGTGTCTCCTAGCTTTCTGCCTACAAATTCCACAGAGCATTTCAGTTCCTCGCCAGCAGCACAACTGAAGGTGATGTTTCTGATCCTGCATCCCAAATGGGGATAGTTTTTCAAAGATCCGCTATCATCTTCACGACCAATGTGAACAGTCAATCCGTAAACTCGATATGTGGAACCACTCCAAAGGTTGTCGATTTCGTCTTTGGGAATGAATGTGTGGAGATAATAATCATCTGACAATCCTTGTGCTGTTCCAATTAGTGTTCCGCTAGTCACACCAGCTGTGGCATGTTTGAGCAATAGGGCTAATCCGCTCATATCCCCACCACCTTCTGGATATGCTGTGATGGTGATAGCTCCTTCACATTTGTCTCCACGTTTGCGAGAACGACGAAATGCTCTGTCTCCTTCAGCATTTCTGCCGCCCAGTTCGGTGGAAAAGAATATATCTGGCGCTGGTGCTAGCGACTCGCTTTCAAAATACAAAGCACTCAACCAATCCACGCTTTCCTTACCCCACACATTTCCTCCAGCAACTGTGGTTCCCTCTTCGGCAATCATCAAATAACCTTTGAAACCTAAAGGCATCTCAAATCCCTCCCTTCAAATGTCTAAAAATATTATAAATTGGGGATTTGAATGCCCTGATTTCCAAGAAAAAATCTGGTCTGTCGAGGCTTTGAATAAAACTAAATCCACCAGCTAAAAGCATAATTTTCAGCAAACTCACATTCAACAAAGTTTTCCTTTGTCCAAATTGGTGATTGGGATTACCCAAAAGCAAATTGTTGAGGTCTGAGATAGAGATGTGGCGAGAACAAAAGGCACGGGTTATCTTTTCGGCATCGGGTTCAAGGATGCGTATTTCTCCTTGGTTGTCCAACAAAGCACACAAATTGTTCAAAATGGATTGAATTTCATTTTTGGAATAATGAGACAAAAAATCATACAACACAAACACCTTGACATCGTGAGCAAAAGGATCTAATGGATTCACATCATAAGGGGTGAGCCGATGAAAAAACGGCAATTGGAAATTCAAATCGCATGTAAACAAAATGGAACGCTTGCGAATGAAAAGGAAATGTTGGTATTTGGGATGATTGCGTACAGCTTCGGGATGATCTCCCAGATATTCCACTGTGTACCCACCCCCAAATGGATGATTGCCTGTGGTGCTTTCCACTTTCACTCGGTCTTTATCCCAAGCCTTCCATACCTCTTCATACCAATTTTCATTCAATTTGAAACCAGGAGTGCCCTTCTTGAGATAATATTCAAACTTTTGTTTAATCTTTTCATCACTTTGACAATAGTTGTAGTGGTGAAAATGGATTTCGGGATGTAAAGTGGCTGGAATCACTTGACCATCCTCTGTGACAGGAGTCAAATGGTCTTTATACTTGAGCCCCTTGTCCAATTTTATCAAAGTACGACGACCCAAAAACTGCTCCCACACTCCTTTGTTCACTCTGGTAAAGTCTTTCCAAAACTCATACATTCCAAAACTGAAGGCTCTGACATGTGGTTCTCTGAACATCAATTCCTCTACCTTTGCCATTTCCCGGTAGCTCCACACTTCATCCCCGTCGACTATTAAAGCATAATCAAATCCTTTCAAATGCTTGCAATATTCGTTTCTCATTTGTGTTTTGTCTTTCCACTTTCCTTGAATGAGTACAATTTTTTTCTGAGGATCATTGAAATTTTTTATTTTTTCAACTGTCCCATCACTACTGCTTCCGTCTGGTCGAGCAAATTGCTTTGTGTATTCAGTACAGCCTTCTACAATGATGATTTTGTGAACCCAAGGGTAAATGCTGGCCAAGCTTTCGCTAATGAATTCGGCTTCATTAAACACAATGTAGCAGGCTGTTATTTTAGGATAACGACACAATTTGCCAGTTCGAATCCATCTTTGTTTGAAAATTTCGTGGTTGTGAAACCAGACTTCAGATGGGCATCCTCCTGTGGTGGCTGATTGGTGGTGAATCATTTCCACCGAAGCACAATAATAAGTTTTCCATCCTTTCTCCAAAGCTCTCATACAAAAATCCGTGTCTTCAAAATATCCGAATACATACTGTTCATCAAATCCATTCAACTCATCCCACACTTTCCTTCTCACCATAAACAAAGCTCCTGTAACAGCTGGTACGTATCTGCTTTGGTTTACTCGAGGATCTGCTTTGTGGGCTCGATAATGACGGTGAATGAAATTCATATGGCGTGAGGAGAATTCCATACCGCAATGTTGCACAGTGTCGTCAGGGAAAATCAATTTGCATCCTACTATCCCCACATCCTTTTTCTCCTCAAATACCATCACCAACCTTCCCAGCCAATCATCATGCAAAATCTCGATATCTGAATTCATAAACAAAAGATATTCACCAATTGCCACTTTAGCTCCATGGTTGCATGCTTTTATAAATCCTTGATTGCTCTGTTGTATCACATTTTCAAAATTGCTCAAATACTCCTTCATCCCAGGCTCTGTACTCCCATCATCCACAATCACCAATTCGTATTCAGCTCCAGCACGGTGTTGACAAAGCGAACTTATGCATTTTTTCAACAACTGCAAATTATTGTAAACTGGAATGATAATTGATACCTTCGAAATCCTCTTCCCACTCATATAAATATTCCTCCTGTGTTATATCGCTTACCACTCCCAAATCGCATAAATCGGGACCTCTGCTTTTCCTAGCTCTGTCCAAATAGTCTAACACTTCATCTTCAATTTTCCTTTGATAAAAGAGATCCCTTTGGACTCGCTTTTTGCAATGGGGATATTTGGGACAAGATTCGCAATCCCATCCCAACACGCAGCGAGTCCCCATAACATATGCCACTATGTCTGGTGTTAATGCTCGATGTCTTTTCAACTTCAACTGAACTCTGTTTATTTGGTAGCCTCTTTTTCTTGCTTGAGTGCCCAACAATTGTCTCACCTCCTTTCCTTCAATTTTTGTAAAGCCAATTCAAATACCTGTTCTGCTTTCAACAATGATATGCATTTGGGAATTGAAGTGCCAAAACGAGGACAATTTGCCCCGTGAAACCAACAGGGATGACAATCAGGCAAAACTGACTGCATTATTATTGAAACGTTTTTGTCTGTTTTTCGTATTCGACATTTGGGATCTGTGCCTGCGAAATAGGCAAGTGTAGGAGTTCCAAAATGACAACCAAAGTGCAAAGCCCCTGTGTCTGGTGTGATTAAAAGGTCACATTGCTCGATGACAGCGGCCACTTGTCGAACATTGTATCCCCCGCACATGCTCACCACTCCATCCAGTCTTGCCAAATCAACAGGATGAGAATGCAAAAGAATCACAGTGCCTATTTCTCTCAGCATCTTGATCAACCTCAACTGTTGAATGGGGTCCCAATTTCTCACGTTACTCGAAGCCCTTAAAGCCACTGTTATGATTGGTCGAGCAAATTGAGACAAAAATTCTCTAGCCCATTTCCTCTCTTCATCTTTCACTTTGTACTCATAACTCAAATCTTCAATCGTTAAACCAGCCCATACACCCAATGCTTCCACAGCATGCATTTTGAAAGCATAACCACATCTCACATGAGGACACAACTCATCTTCTATCACTCGGTCAAACTCAGAGCAATCATAACTGCCAAAATCGAGCAGTTCATCCACATGAGAGTTATTTTCATAAATCAGTTTCCAATGAGGTCCCCGACTGCTCACACACAAATACGTGTTGGGGAATGATTTTTTGATTTGGCGAAAAAGAGCAGTACGCCACAACAAATCTCCGATTCCTCCATAAATTTGGTACAACAATCTTCCACCTTTCCAACCAGCTAATACATTCATTTCATCAACTGTTGTAACTGAGAATCATTTTGGTCAAAAACTTTCTTGTACCAGTTGGCAGTTTCTTTCAATCCCTCTTCTAATGAAGTCAATCTTTGTCTCAAATAGTCTTCACCAAAAAACCTTCTCATTTCCATACAGGACGAATAACGCACCCTAGGACCTGCATAAGGGTTGTCCACAGTCAAAATCGCAGATTTGGAATCAAAAAGTTCACGAATTCTCATGGCCAATGACCTGATGCTTATGACAGCAAATGGATTACCTACATCCATTACTCCTGTCCAATTAGAAATAGCCAACATAGTCAAAAGCTCCACCAAATCTTTCACGTACAAAAATGAACGAACAGCGCAATAACCAGATTCCTCGTGCAGCGTCAAGGGCAAATGATGGTAAGCCCGATAGCAAAAGTATGGAACCACTCCTGCATGAATTCTTTGCCTGGGTCCGTAAACGTTGAACAATCTTGCTATAACATATGATGTCCAGCTTTCGGACACCAAAAACTCTTCCAACAACTTTATCCAAGCATAGGTAAACCTTTTGTGATATGAGAATTGATATTTTGGCCAATATTGTCCGTAAACTTCGCTACTAGAGGTCAAAACAATTCTGTGTGAGCAACCAACAAAAGTCCTCAAAAGAAGCAAAGACCCAACCAAGTTGAATGTTTTGGTTTGCATAATTGTTTTCACTCCTACTCGGTCAGCCAACCAAAAAATCACGTCCCAAAATTCATTTTGCAAGTCCTCTATTGAAGTGGCAACAGGAATGGAAACATTGTCGGGATTGCCTGCTATTAAATTGTCCAACACTTCTACTTCATAACTTTGGTTCAGTAAATGTTCAACCAAATGACTACCAATGAATCCTGCTCCACCCACAACCAGACATTTCATTTGTCTCCTCCTTGGATTTGGTTTAAAAGAGACAAAACTCTGTGCTTCCAAGTATGGTTTTGTGATTCTGTTTTGATTTGCTGAGCTTTTTTCTTCAACTCTTCTTCATCGACTAAGAGCTCATCGATTTCTTTGGTCAAGTGTTCCAAATCCTTCACATATATAGGTGTTTTTAACACACGATATTTCTCATCCACCCAACTGGTCACTACCACACACCCACATCCAGCTGCTTCGAAAACTCGCTGTTGGGTAGATTGGAAGGCCAATCCCCAATTCACTGCAATTCTAGTCTCAGCTAACAGCTTAGGGTAGTCGTCTCCAACCCAACCAACCAAAGCATTGTAGCGATGCTTTAATATATAAGCTACTTCCAACCTTGGACCTACAACAGAACATAAAAAGCATACATCTCTCTTCTTCGATCGAGGTCGATAAACTTCAGGGTCATAACCCAATGGCAAAAAATAGACCTTCCCTCTTATTTTGTCTTGCATCCATTCAATTCCCGATTGATCAAAATAAAAAACATAATCATAATAAGGAAACAAAGTCTGAAACAAAGCCCAGTTGGTTTTACTCCAGCGTACATCGTCTTGAAACCAAAATGCTTTGGGTACAGAAGCACGAGGAAAGGTTTGCAAAGGATCTACTCTTTCACCTTTGATAACCAACACCAAATCTATTCCTTTTGCATAAGCTTCATCCACTTTCATAAACAAATTGCTAGGAAACATTTTGCGATACGACAAAGCAATCACATTCCAATTCAACTGGCGAAAAGCTTTGGCCACACCTGATTCCATTCCTGCGACGTTGTCAAAATTTGCCCCCAAAATTAACACCGTTTTTTTAGTACCCATTCTGACCACTCTCCTTCTTTGGCTGTGTCTAATTGAATCAAGTCAAAATCTTTGGTTCTAAATTTATTGGTTATCCAAATCAAAAAGCCTTGACGCCATTCGGGATCTCGTTTGCGACTGATAACCAAAATCAAATGTCCTCCCCTTTTCACCTTGCGAGAGCAAAGCAATATCTTTTTCTTAATCAACTGAGATAAGTCAGAAACAAAAATTAAAACGTAATCCAATCTCTCATCCTCAAACACCATCTCGTCTTTCACGCTCGCAAAAATGTCTGAGCTAAGCCCAATGACTTGCATTCCTAACTCAATTCCGTTACCCTTCAAATACTTTTTCACAGCCTCCAGCACATCAGCCACTTTAGCACATGTCATAGGTTGAAAAGTTGACTGACGATATCTCCAAAACTCATAATTGCGTTTCAAAGCATCCTGAAAAACTCTCCGCTTAGCCTTTATGGGATCTTTATGTTTGGCATACCACACAGTGTACTGATCTTCATGATGACGATTGAGGTACAACACCTTTGGGATATGTCGAATTTCCCAGCCCATTTCCAGAAGCCTAATCACGCAATCTGTATCTGCTGCATAATCAATGTCGGTTCTCCACCCCCCTATTTGAAGCAAAGCCTGCCTCTTGATAGCCTGCACGTGGCCAATTCTCTCAGTACCTTCCAAAGTGCCATCCCATTCTGGATAACTGTACACGCCTCCATGCATGAAGGCAATATCACTGTGAACAAAAACCACGTTGTCTGGACATTTTTGGATAAACAAAGCCAATTCATTCAAAGTGCAAGGATAGAATTGATCGTCATCATCCAATCTCACAATCCAATCTCCCGCAGCATAAAACAAACCAACGTTGAACGATTTTTGCAAACCCAGATTGCAAAGGTTGGGTACGTACAAAATGGGGTTGGTAGTGAGACTTTGCGCTCTTTCTATCATCGGTTTCAATAGCTGTTCCCCTGTGTCGTCTACAACTATGCACTCCCAGTAAGGATAAGATTGGGACAAAACAGATGTCAAAGCTTCAAACAGCCATATTTGCCTGATTTCTGACTTTGCTGCGCTGGTAATGATGACAGAAAACTTCAAAGCCATCGCAAATCCTCCTGAATGAAGTTGGTTGTTTCGGGGTTGTCAAAAGAGATTTTCAGAAATTCAGACAAAAGTCTCAGTTGATTACAACGAGATTCCTCGCTTTGAAACCATTTTTCAAAAATCACGTGTAATGTCGGGACTTTGGCATGATTCAATGCTGTCAGTATTTTTTCACTGTAAATATAACAGAGATGAAGGGATTTTTTCAAATCGAATTTGTCACGAGATTCCAAACTCCGAGCCACATCAAGAGGATTTCTCCAACACACTATCACATGGGGATTCTTCACCAAAGGAATCCAAAGCTCCAAAAACAAAGATGTTCGGGGATCTTTCCATCCCCACAAATCCCTTTGAGAGCGACTTTCAACAAGTTTCTTAGCCTTTTGTATTTGGCGCTGAAAACAATCTTGGAGCAAATGAAAAGAAGGAATTTGGCTCCAGCTACCTCCCGCAGCCTCCAAAAGCTCGATGTGAAATCGAACAAACTCCGCATCCTCAAAATAACCCTTGGGGTTGAAACGATCGGATTTCAAAAAGCGAAAGCCCATACAAATCCCCACAATATGACACAACCCTGCCACCAGACTGGTTCCGCTGCGATGCATTCCTACTATGATAATCGTCTTTGCTGTGTTTTTTGGTTTTTTCTGCTCACTCATCATCATTCACCTTTTCTACTTCATCTGGCCAAAACCAAAAAAGTCCAGCCTCTGCCACATCTACCAAAACTTGGTTCTTCTCTATTTGCATAACCACTCCTTCTTTCCCGTCCAAACACATCATTCTTGTAGTCTCATTCGATCTGATCTTTATCCTGTCGCCTGGTTTAAACCCATGTTCCACCATGGCGTTACACCTCCCAGTGGTGTAACTGTGAAGTGAATTTCTCCCACCTCAGCCTTTATCTCCAATCTCCACTTGCCCAAATAAAAACTCAATTCGGCTTTACCTGTGGAAGCATATTGGGGATGAAGATTGTCTGGATTGGTCGACCAAAGTTTCAAAAAATGTTCCACCAACTTGGCTATCACTTCAGCATCTTCCTTCATTTTATCATCACCCCCTCACCCAATGGTTTGACACGAGTTAAAATAGCAAAACCGTGTCGCCAACCTCTTTCTTTGTATTTCCATTCGTTCATCTTGGAACATCTCAAAAACAAATCGATAGCTGCTTTGACCTCAACCCTCTCCGTATCATGAAGGAAAATCTGGTTGGTAAGCCAAGAATAACTGAAGAGTTCCGTCACTGTATGCTCATACTCGTGAGATGAATCAATGAACACAAAACGAGCTGCAGGGCTGAAACCTTTCCCCAAAAACATTTGTATTCCTCTTATGATTTTCAACACATTTCGGTCATCCTCACGGACGAACACATGATAACAATTCAGTCCCAATTGTTTGATTCTCTCCCGAGCATCAGAACAAGGCTTATAATCCACGCTGAACAATCTTGCGTTGGAATTTGATTCTTTAATTCCCCACAGGATTGCCTCGGTTGAGCGTCCAGGACCCACGCCTAGTTCCAACGCCCAATCCTTGTCTTTGAATTTTTTTGCCTCTTCATACAAAAAATAGACAGCTCCTCCCAAGTCGCCGTGAGACAACAATTCCAACCTTTGTTTCACGATATCTACAACAACTCTTTCAGCTTCCATTTGTTCTCCTCCCAATTGTACAATTGCAAAGCTCTTTGTCTAGCCAATTGTTGATGACGAATCAACATCATAGGATTGTCTGCATAAAATAACATAGACATCGCCAAATCTTTCACATCAACCAAAGCCACATCCACAAATACCCCTTGCTGCTTGGTCAAAATGCAATTACAAAGCAAGCCACAATCTGGAGTCACTATTTCATTCATTGGAGGTGCAGCTACTGTGATGACAGGTCTTCCACAAGACAAAGATTCCAAAAGATTCAAACCCAAACCCTCCCATTTGCTTGGTATCAAAGTGACGTCATTGAAATGGTAAGCTCGGAGAATTTTGTTTCGGCTTTCATTTCCAAAGCTTCTCTTCCACCCCAATCCTTCCAGTGCCTCGCCAGGTGGTTTGGGATATTGAGAGTGAATGTACAATTCGCATTTCTTGGTTGGTATGGTATAAGAAAAGGCTTCCATCACTGCTCCAAAATTTTTCCTTCCATACATTCCTCCCCAACCTTCACAAAAGAAAAACCTCGTTTTCCTTTTGCCTTCATATAAAGGACCTGGTCGCCAATAATCAACATCTATTCCCCACCTCATATAAAACACATTTTTCAATCCGTAATTTTTCAATCTTTTATAACAAGCATAAGTGGGACAGATTAATGCGTCGAATCTCTCATACAATTCTTTGTCTTGGGGATTCACACTTTCCCACACCGCATAATTGAACACCTTACCTCTGAATGATTCCAAGCATGGGATGGTGTGTTTCAAAGTGAAATGTTCTTCAATGAAAAAGATTACATCTAGATCTCGGATGAAAAAGGATAAAAGGCTTTGGGGTATTTCATAGGAGGGAGAAACCACTACTGGAAATTCAAATGATTCTCTTTCCCAGGTTCTTTTGGACAGACCTTTCACATTGGTGGGTCGAGCCAAAATTCGAACATCCCATCCCCATTCCTGAAGGCAGGAAGCAATTTGATAGGCTATGTAGCCAGCTCCTCTCTCAAACCAAACTGAAATTACACCAACTTTTTTCACCTTGTCTTATTATACCTGATTTAAAAAAGAAGTCAAAAATTTTTTGACATCAATGCAAAGAGGCAGTGCCTTGGGACAAAGTTTCCTCTTCGATTGCCAGCTGTTTTTCGGATTCAGACAATGGAAATGCGTCCAGTAAGAATTTGATATCCTCTACACTCAACCACATTCCAAAAAAAGCATTTAACGAAAAGAAATAAAACTCACGTCCTGTGAGCTGAGAATGTTGATAAGCTGCCTTCAACCCTCGAACAAAAATTACCTTTTCAATGGACCCATGCAAATAAAAGGTGAAACGACCTTTTCGACTGGTCACAGCAAAATCATCCCCTCTCTTTCTCACTCTCCAATTTTCATTTTCTTTTATCAACCCTTCCACAACCCAACACTCCTTTCAAATCCATTATCAGATTTACAATATGGTTTTGTTGTTCTTTCAAGTCTCTGATATCATTACGCATTTCAGTGACTATCATATCCAACCTCATGTTCAACTCTTTGTGTCTCAAGTTGCAAAACTTCTCATTCACTTTCACTTTCCACAAATAGCCAATCATAGCCCCACAAACTCCCACCAACGTACCCAAAGCCCAAAGCAAAACATCATTCATTTGCATCACCTTCCCCAACGAGAAAATGAAAAACGTTTCTTGTCAATGGTGCGAAAAGCCCCATAGCCCAAAAACCCTGCCGTCACAGCCTTCAAAAACACATCCAATATGTCCAAAGGTACATATTTTGTAACCTCTATTCTCAAAATAGGAAACACGCAAAACAACATTACAAAAATCAAAATTGAAGCATAAAGCCACGTAGGTCTAGCTCTTCTCACATATGGGTCTTCAGACGTGGCTTCTGCTTTGATTACTTCTAGACTGGCTTTCACTCTTTCTGTGTAAAGTCTTTCAAACTCAATTTCCTTTTCAAGTAACAACTTTTTCAGCTCTGGGTCTGTCTCGGCATCATTCATCAACTCATTGATAGTCTCGATAGCTGATTGCAATTTGGACACTTTGTCTGAACGATTTTTCTTTTTGAAAAAACCTATTGCTGCTTTTGCGACTGAAACAGCTGCTGGTACTAAAACTGCAGGCAAAGCCATATCAATCACCTCACAATAGTTTCATCCTCATCTTCAATCAAACCTTCACCCACTCCCTTAACTCCTTTCAACACATACAAACGGTCTTGCTTGGTGTAAGTGGGATATGCTCTTGTGGATAATCGAGACTGAATATAGGAATCCAATGCTTGCAAAGCCATCTCTTTCCAAGCATTCACGTTGTCTGGTGGTTCTTGCGTATCAGCACTTAACAATTGTGTATAAACAAGATAAGCCGTCAGATAGTTTGAACAAAATTCTAAAGCATCAGGAGTGGGTTCGATTGGCAAATCATCAAAATATGGAGAAAGCCGAGCGTTTATATATTTATCCACTTGTTCCATAGTTTTTTGTATGTCATTAGTACCCAATGTGTCTTCATCTGAAATTCCTATTGTCAGCTTTCCTCTATAAGCTCCCAAAATTCTTTCTACTTCGCTAGTCCCACCATACATCTCAATAATCCTTTACTGTTAAAAATATATCCTCTTCAAATTTTCTAGCAGGAGAAGAGCTTGTATAACCTTTAACAGTGACTTTGTAAGAGCGACCATCCTCTCCACCTCCAATTGTCAACACCAGCGTTCCTGAAGAGTAGGTGGCATCCTTTAGCATCGAATGTATTTCAGTTCCTTTCAAATCATATATTGAAACTTCATATCCTCCCAAAGATTCCTGTCCCAAGAATTCAGTAAGATCTATTTTGATTTTATAGGTTTCGTATGGTTGCTTTATACCCAAATAAGTCTTTCCCATCTTTAAGCGTTAGTTCCTGCGACAGTGTAAGTCACTCTAACTATGTCGTCTGGTTGTACTACTCTAGCTGTCCCCACGAAAGTACCAATGCAAACAAGAGTACCCATAGTGCCATCCAATGTAGGATCTGTGCATAAAAATGCCCCATATATCGTTCCAGCACCAGTTATGGTGAATTGAGCTTTGTTATCTGTGTTAGATATTTGATGAGCTGAATCGATAGGTCCATCGATAAACTCTTGTCTAGTACCTTCCGAATAGGATGTGAACTCATCCCACAAAGATCCCTGGTTTGCCATTTTCCAATCCATGCTGGGAGAAGGGGTTACAGTGCCTCCTAACAAACCCACATAAAGAGGATCGCTCGGTGTATGGCCTTTGAAAATTGAAGATAATATATAATCCAGCCCTTCGCTTGGATAGAGGTTATGAAATTCAGATTCAGCAACCAAATCCAAATTTTCACCCTTTTTTCTATATATGCAAACAGTGAAAGCGCCTCCTACACCAAAAACTTTTTTGTTCATTTTTTCCTCCTTGAATCTCGCTTAGTAATATTATAAATCATTGCTCTCTAGACACTTTCACTGTCAATTCGTTTTTAGACACTTTCACCTCACAGATTCTGTCTCTCACTTTGATTGTGAAATCAAATTCCTCTATTCCTAGTTCTGTAACGGCATAGGATAAAATGCTTAAGTAATAAGAGCGAGCTATTATTTCTAAAGCCAAAACCAAATTAATCCCATTTTTCTCCAAAAATGAAACGGCTTGGCCCAATTGCGATGATATCTCAAATGTTCCAACAATTTTTTCTTCTCCCACCAAAAGATTCATAACTCTTGGTCTTATTATTGGATGTAGCCGATCTTCAGATTCGACACCAAACTTCCCAGTAAGAGACGCATCTAAAAGACTAAAAAATTTGGTAAAAGCAAAGAGGGAAGCCATTTCCATAATACTTTGCAAAATATTGAAATTCACTGAAGCCGTCTTATCTAGTTTCAACAAATTGTAAGATTGCAAAATTTGCTCTAAATAGCTTAGCTTCTCTTCTGCCAAAATTGCTACTGAAGAAATATCAACATCTATGTAACTTAAATAGTTGGAGCAAGATATATTGCTTAAAGCTGATTTGACTTGCTTTATAAATTCAAAAGCAAAAATTTCAAACTCTGACATTTCAAATCTGCTCAATATTTTTTCAGACAAAACTGAATAAGTTCTTATATTTTCTAATATTTTCAGTGTGTTTACAATAGACTCATCTATGTAATTTAGTGTTTGGAAGAAACCCAAAGCTTTTAGCGTGTTTTTCAAAACATTGTTAATAGACAACACAATTGTATTGGACGAGCTGATTTTAATGAATTCGGAATTCTTTTGGTTTAAAACAAGAGAATGTTGGCTTTTAACCCCATGTCTAGAAAAATCTTCGTTAGCTAAATTTAAGATCAAAAATAATTTGTTTCGATCTTTCAACAAAAGATCACTTATCGTTTGATGGTGAAGAGACAAAGGACCTGCGCCCAAGTCATCTGGTCTTATTACCTCTCGCATCTCGACTCCCATTTCAATTTGAGGCTTAGAAACCAACTCAGGATTAAAGACCTCGCTACAAGACAATTCGTAAATTTGACCAGCCGCCTCACTCGCCCACCACTCCAGTCCTGGCCAAAGGAAAAAGGCATAAGGGTATATATGTAAAAACTCTATTTCTTCCTTTTTTAATTCTCTTTTCCAAAGATAAAAAATTATCATTTCTCCTCCTAAATCTTTTGTTAAATCATAAGGAACAATTCCTAAATGAGCATTCATATTCATACTTGTACTCAAACTAGAAGGTCCAGAAATAGGGCTATTAGAATCCTCGATACCATTTATATATAATCTCATCATAGAATTGCCTAAAGTTGCTGCAATTGTCTGTTTAACTCCTAATTTTTTGCTATCTGTGCTAGCTTCAAGACGATATTGTGTTGAATTTACTGCTATATACCAGCTAATACAATTATCTCTTGATACGCCTTGATAATCACCAAATAACAAAACAGTTTCATCATACCAAGTTGAACTGTTAATACATTTACAAAAAAGTGCTTCATCTGCTGTAGCTTTCTTAAAACTGCAAACAGTAAAAATAGAAAGTTCTGTCAAACCATTAATTATATCAAAAGGACCTAAATCGACATAATCATCAGTTCCATCAAAATCAAGCATTCCTGCGTTCCATATAGCTCCATTTACATTTCCTATTTTATCCACAGACAAAGCAAGATTATTCACTAAAGTTCCCATATTCTCATTCATTACCCAACACCCAATCAGCCTACGGGTAATCGGATGACTCCAATCTATTCCCGCCCCCATTGGGGGTTTTTGCCAAGGAAATGGATTGCTAAATGGTAACGCAAATCTCATGGTTAAGCTGTCGTTAATCTATATGGTGTTACTCTTACTTCTACATCTATACTATCTGTCGAACCACTTGCTTCTAAATGAACCTTAAAATACTTACATAAGCCTACAAAGTAAGTATAAATTCTTTCTCCACCATCCTTTTTTTCAATCTGTCCAGCTGGTTGTTGCTCTTCTTCATCACCATCGAAAGTAGAGGAGTTAGAATATTTTGTGCTGAAGTTTAAATCATCAGTGGGAGATGCTGGAAAAGTAGCTTTTATCGTCACCATTGCACCGTGATAGCCGTTTGTGGCCAAATCGATGACATCAGAATCTACTCCTGTAGTTCCACTTATATCAGCATCCGAACCACCATAAGCATCAGTCTGATAAACAATCTGTTCTGTTCCCCATTCTACTTTAAAAGCCATCTATTATACCCCCAAGTCTTTTTTAATCTCCTCAATCATAGAGGCAGCAACAGTTTTTAATTGGATGTATTCGTCTATTTCTGCTTTCGCAATAGCTGCTTCAGATTTAAGCATTTCCAAAATAAGAGTCTTGGCATCTTCTCTTTTCCAATTGATGCGAGCAGAAAAATCTCTCTTTTCTACAACCTCATTTGTAACGTCGTCGACATACTGAAGTGTCAAAGTTATGGTTACGATATTGTTATGTTTTGAAACCCTTGGGTTTACGATTTGATATGCCATCTTTTATCACCTCCACATGGAAATATTTTTTCAATAAAGATATAGTATTTTCACAATCTCCTTTACTTCCTTCAGTAATAAGTCCTAAAGCTTTCTTTTCTTTGAGATCTTTTATTTTTACATAAGTGTATTCCATATACAACTTCCAAACATTTTCTTTCTTTGTGAGGATGAGCCTCATTAAGCCAGATCAACCACTCCAGCCAATCAAATTGATGAAGCTGGTTCCCGTGTTGGGTGCTTTCACTTTAGCCGAAACAGCCGTGCCCACAGATCCTTTCAACGCTGGGTCAAAAGGCTCAGACACTCGCTGGTTGGCAGAGGAGTTTATTTGCCACAAATAAGCAGTGCCATTCAAAATCTCTACTTCAAAGTTTTCGCTGCTAACTGCATCAATTTTGGAAACAAAATGGTGAAATGGAGAATTGGCTGGTTTGGTTACAGTCAATGTTCCAGATCCTCTGAGGGTCAAACACCATCCATCTTCTTTGCTCATTATGATTTGCCAATATTGACGACTCATCACCTTCTCCTCATTCTAGCCACACTTAAATCTTTGACCAAATTTCTGTCCTCTAAAATATGTCTGGATTTTTTAAACTTCAAATCCTTGCGATGAATGGGACGTACCCATCCCAATTCCATATAATATCGAGCTTCTTTTCTCGTCAATTCGATAATGTCCCCTGGGCGTTGGGGACCTGTAGGATAAGTGACCGAATATTTTAGCACTTCCACATACATACACGACCTCCAAAAGGCTCTCTTGGAGCTCAATCAAATGCATTAGCTCAACACGTTGGTTAAGAGATAACCTGCATCAGGACAAAGAATTTTGGGATCGTAATTGCACAAGCAGCGAATCCACTCACCCTCTCTCTCTTCGTCCCTCCAGGTCTGTACCAAAAAGTTTCTCTTGGAATGGATGAACGTACGCCCTAATGTTACGGTGTCAGCAGGGTTGACATAAGCCACTACCACTGTGTCGCCCCAAACAAAGTCCATATCCACGCTCAAGCCTTCCTTTGCTTTGTTGTAAACAGCTGGACATACAACCACCTGTAAATCCCAAAGCTGAGCAGGTAAACCACCTTTGGTTAACAATTCTCGGCTAGTATACTTGATGAGTTCTTTGACTTGGTTGGTTTTTGCTAATGCAGTTTCAACTTCAGGAGTCATATAAATGACATTGGGCATGCGACCAATTGCTTTGGCAATGGTCATTTTAGCTGTTCTAATATCACCTTGAGGGTCTGCATTAGCAGCATCGTCCCATTTGGTACTAGGAGTGGATGAATTGGTGATTTTGGATGTGACTACATCTTTCACGTCAATTTCCATCCCAAGCTTGATTCGAGAAGTGAGAAACTTTGTAACATCAGCTTTGAGATTAAACACATTGTCTGCATTAGCTACAGCACGGTCTGTGACGATATCCTTCAGTGCCCTTTCTTTGCATGTATAGGTATCATAGCTATAGCTGAGGCTTGCTTCTTCAGCTGGAGCACCATCAGCACGAATTGGAGCACCTTTGAAGTAACCGTCCTTTTTGTAAACCTTTATCTTGTCACTCTCTCTTTGCACGAGAAAAGGTGGCAACAACCTGTCCCAATAGAATTGGTCTTGTCCGTATTGAATTGCAATTTTGGACAAATATACATTGGTATGAATATTGCCTGTCTGTACAGTGATTGCCATTACTTTCTCACCTCCTTTACACTACACTAGAATTTTTGATATGTCTTTCTCTTGCAATTAATACCCGAAATTCCTGATTTGGTGTGGTAGCATCCTCTAAAGCATAACCAATCACGGGCTGATCAATCTGGTAAGCCAAAGTGCAATCATAAGCACCACTGAAATAAACAGATGTACCTTCAGCTGTCAGATAAATTGGAGTGCCTGTGCCCGAAGCCTTTTTGACTGAGCCTGGAACAGCTTTGTAAGATAAGCTTGCATAACCAGCAGCTGTACCAGACACATGCTCACCAGAAACAAATGCACTTCTTACCTTACCCACTGTTCCACCACTGTTTGCGTGATCATAGATGACGGGATCTCCTTTGTTCACTGTTCCTGCCTTGGAGCAAATGACCTTTGCCACCCCTCCACAAGCCACCACAACCCAATTGTTCAATGTGCCTTCATCCTGAAGCACTCCGAAAATCAAATCATTTGCACTGTGGAGATATTCACAGGCATCAGCTGTCCCAATAGCCATCCTGACCACGTGGTGTTTGAAGGCTTTGTTTGTAGCATCAATCCATTTTAGACTTCTCAAAATCTCAGGATTTTCTCCATACCCAAATCCGCTCATTCATATCACCTCCTTCCTAAACTTGAATTTTGCCTTCTTTGGCTAATCTGGCACAAGCCTCTTCAAAACTCAATCCATTTTTCTTTGCCCACTCTTCAACTTCTTCCAAAGTCATTCCAGCCGGTTCGCCAGGCTTCGTGGTTTCAGAATGGGTCCTTTCGTCATAGCTGAGCAACACGCTTTCAGGAATGGTTTGAAGTAATTCATCAATCACATCCATCATAGGCTTACCTTCACCATTGTCTTCAAGTTTGATAACCATATCACGAGAGTTGAGCAATATCTCTTTCACTTTGTCTACCATCGCTGGCCAATAACCTTTGTCCAGGTATTCTTGGCACTTTTTGTTCACTTGCTCCTCGAATAACTTGCGCTCTGATTCTTTGATTTTCTCTTGAAGTTGTTTATTGGCTTCGGCTAATGCTTTGTTGAGCTCTTCTAGTTTTTTGACTCTTTCTTCCATTTCCTCTAATCTCTTCATATCAATCGCCTCCTCTGCTTTTTTCTTTTTGTCTTCTGGATACTGATACCCTTCTTTCTCAGCAGCCTCCTTCTTCCTCTTCTCCTCCTCTTCCTCTGGATATTGATATCCTTTTTCAGCAAACAAATATGGACATGCGTGACCGCTCAACATCTGCTCACACTTTTTAGCCAGCTCTCTCAACTTTTGGCGTTCTTCACCTTTCTTCTTTTTGATGACTTCGGGATATTTGCCATACTCCACCTTTGCCTCTTCTCCCAACTCGATCACAATAGGACATTCATCAGTTCCTGCCTTTTTGCAAACTGGCATATCTTTCAAATTATGAGCCATACTTCGCACCTCCTTCCATTTGAATTTGGGTTTCATTGAACCTCTACATTAAATATTATAAATGAATGGAAGACGTACAAAATCAAAACACAAATTGACCGAACACAAAATGATGGTCAATCGTGAAATGAAATGAAATGAAATGAAACGAAAAGAAATGAATAGATTAGAATTTATTGATGCGACCGCAACGTGGACACTTGATTTCTCCTGCTACTCCTCTGACACTGGGTTTAGCCAAACACTTATGACACCTTTCACAACGAATTTCATGATAAACAGCCAAACAAAAAGTGCCCACATTGGGCAAAACCAAGCAGGGATGACCCAAAAGATGATGAGTGAAACTCAGACGGGGAGAATTGATTTTGGATTTCATTTTTGTTTGCTCAATACTTGTTCCTTGGTTCGATTTTTCACTTTTATCATCATCCATTGCCTCACTCCAGGACCTGTGGGCACGTAATTGAACTGGTAACAACCCTTCAACCATTTACCCTCCAGCCAAAATTCCTTGTGGTGACGGTCTTGAGTTCCTGCCCACCATCTGCCTTCATCTCTCATAGTCAATCTGCCCCAATGTTTTTCATCAGCTCCAGGAGTGCCCGGTCTGGCTATGTAAGGCTTGTCCTTGCCTATTTTCATCCAATCCAAAGGTCCCTTCACCACCTCAACCAACTCTTTAGATCCCTCAGCCTCCAATTCCTTCTCTCTGCCTTTTTTGAAATCAAAAAGAAAAGGCTGCTCCTCTTCAAACACCAACAATGGATTGTCATGAAATTGGTTGCCTGGTTTGAAGATCTCTCCTCCTTCAAAATAATCATCTCGCTTTGGTCGCAAACGATGAAATCTGATATCAGTATGAATGCTCACAGGATTGACCAAAGCCAAAACCTTGAGTTGCTGCACATTCAGATCCTCTATGTCCAAACCCTCCACAAACTTGTTCAATCTTTGGATAAACAATTTGTCTTCATGAATCTTAGGATCATTGATTTTATCCCAATTGAAATCAGCTATTGTTCTCAGAATGTTCAATTGGGAAGGAGACAAAAACACCCGCTTCCATCCCAAATCATGAGTGTATTTGATTTGATATTCCAATAAAAACCTTTCATGTGTTTGCACTACAAACCTGCCCGAATCTCCAAAAGCATAATCTAGGTTTCCTTCCCTTGCCATATGTGACCTCTCTTAGCCAAATCCACACATTGGTTGGCAAAATAAGGTTTGGTTCTCTCCTTATCGATGTCTACAGGTAATGCTCCTAGCCAATCCAAAACAGGACCTTTGGGAGTGTCTTTTGGAATCAGCTCCTCCACTTCCACAGTGATAATGTCTCCTGGCTCTGCCCTAAACTTAGCATTGTAAGTTTTGCCCATATCAACTAATTCTTGACCTTGAAATTCAATAGTATTCACATAAGGACTGTCTCCTTTCAACAATCCACACCAAAATGAATATGTACCATTTGCATTGCGCTGCACTTTGTAAACCATAGCCTTAAATTCCACCATGTGTTTTATCTTAGCCCACTCAGCCATGGGACCAAATTGGTAACCGCTGTCCAAATTCTTGGCCACAATTCCCTCGCTCATAGGTAGAAAGCCTAACTTTTTGAAGGCCCTTTCCAACTCGGGTTTAGAATCCACTATCATTTGCTGAGACAATTCAAAATGAGGATTGCCTTTCAAATAACGATTGTAAAATTCCTCCAGCCTTTTCCTTCTGATGCCCAAAGGCTGAGAGGTCAAATCCTCCTTCCAATAAGGCAAATCAAAAATGGTGGCAACCAACACCTCCCCTTCTTCCAACTTAGGATTTCCTCCTATCAGTTTCATGAGCATGATTCTGGGCAAAGGCTTTCCTTTTTCATTTATGCCTACATTAGTGTCCAAAGCAAAATCATCAGGAATCTTTTTCAAAGGCTCAATCAAATCAGGAAAATCTCTTTCCTTTTGGCTGTCTTCAAAAAAGCAAGAAATTCGATTCCCTTTTTTCTGTATAAAACAACGAAAACCATTCAGCTTGTTCTCCACTGCTATCTTGTGACCAGCTTCAATACGCTTCTTTGCCCAATTGTCCCACAATTCATCTACATTGAAAAATTCTGTGTAAACCTTCATTTGTGGCTTAGGTAATTGCATCCCCTTTTGAATTGGTTCATAAAGTTTACAGCTTTGTGGAGAATCTATGCATCTCCTAGTTCCCGAAGTAGATCCTTTCACTGCCTTCATAACTCCTTTCAAATAGCAATAATCTCCTTTCACTTGCTCTTCCAGCTCCTCCAATTCGAACAATGGACGTCCTTGAGCCAGATGTGGTTGGGTGTAAAACATTACCACAGTTTTGTTCCAAAAATTGCGATGATCGGGAATGTAAGCCCCTTCACCCTTGGTAGAAGGCACTTCAAACACCAATCTTCCCCCAGGCTTCAAAATTCTCCAAATTTCCCACATAATGGCTGTTTGGTCATCAAAATGTTCTAATGAATGGATAGCCCTCACCTCATCTGCACAATTATCAGGCAAAGGAATCCCTTGGTTGCAATCATAAACCAAATCCACGCCAGGATAATATACTTTATCTATTCCGAAATAACCTTCAGCTTTGTTGGGACCGCATCCCAAATCAACTTTGAAATTTGATGGAAACTGAGACAATTGTTTAGGGTTGTCTTCAAACTTGAAACCTCTTTTTTGCAAAATCGGTTTCAGATATTTTTCAGCTGCTTTGCTCCATTCTTCGGGATGAAAAGTGATTGCTTTTCTTTTCAACAATTCATCCACAATTTTTTCCAAAAATGAAATTCCCTCTTCTCTCGATTTGAACATTGATTTGCGAC